ATATGTAATTGTAACTTAAATTTAGTAAATGGATCTTTCTCATTGGCTTTTAATACACTTTCAGGAACTTCTTCCCATTGCTGTATAATTTGCCTAGCTGTTTTTTCTGTTTTTAATATAACATAATCAATTTTGCCATCTCTATTTTCAGATATTAAATAATCTTTTATAGATAATGTTGTGCAAACAAAATCAAAATTATCTCCTTCTTCAATAAATGTCGCAACCGTTCCAAAATCTACTGTGTCCCTAAACCCTTCAAATATTGCAGCTTCAAAATTAGATTTATCATCATACATTTTAGCAAGCATTACTTTTACAAAATGATCTGTAATTTGTGCAACTTCTTCTAGCTCATTTATATCTTTATTAACTGCATCAAATTGAAACCATTCTCCTGCTCTGTTTAATATAGTTCCGAACAATATAGAAGCTAGGGTTAAAGACATGTCTATAGGTCTAGAATCAAATAAAGTTCTTATCTTAGACTTATCACCCTCTATCCTCGTTGATGTTATATTTGCCTTTAATGGTCTGAATAAATCAGCAACATTCTGACACTCATTTAAATATTGTACTCTTTGAGCTTCTAAAGTATCAGCCTTTTTTAATAGATCAGTTGCTTTCTTGTTGCTATACATTGCCAGATAATGTTTTAGTTAATCCCTCTGTTGTTGCTCCTAATCTTCTTTTATATAAACTAGGTCTTTCTTGTCTTTCACGTCCTGCAAATACTGTTTGCATTCTTGCCTTTCTTTTTTGTGCTTTCACGCTTTCCTTTGCAATTCTAGCTTCTTCTGCTTGTCTCTCTGTTTCTGCTTTTTGCTGTGCAAGCTGTCTATTTTGGCTTTCAATTTGTTCTCTTTGTTTTTTTAATCTGTTAGCACCTGTTAAAGCTCCTAACGTTGTTATTTCTCCGATTGTTTCTTGGATTTTGCTAAAACCACCCATAATTAAACCTCATAATTCAAAATTGTAAATTGCGTATTCTTGTGTCTTTCCTTCATAATAACTCTCATCTTGTATCCCTACCGCTAAATATCTAAAACTGTCCGCTCCATTACTCGCCCAGTTGTGATATGGTTTTTCTTCAAAACATTCTTTAATTTCATTATATTTTCTCTTATAATTTCTTAAAGCATTTAAAAGCTTTTTTGTCTTTTTTTTATCAAACCAACATTTATTAAATATAGCTCTTACTTCGTTTATACCCTCTGCCTTTCCTATGTTTGGCACTATATTAAATTGGATTCCTAACTCGTAAGCTTTTTCGATTCTTGTTCTACCATCAGACGCTTCCCTAACTACTATATCATGTGGTGCATTATGAGAGCGATATATGTAAGGCTTCTCTTTCACTAGCTTAATATAATGATCTAAACCTTTATTAGTATCTTCAATGTAATCTATGATCCTAATCTCTTTGCCTATCTGCTGACAAAAAACTATTGCCATTTCGTCTCGTACTCCTATATCCCAGAATGTATCAACTTGAACATTGCTTTCATATGGCAAATTACAAACTCTGTTTTCTTCTTCTGCTTTTTTTATTTGCTCTGAATAATAAGCACCTTCTATTGCATTGTAAAAGCTGCAATAATATTCTTGATTTATAAAATCTAAAGTCTTTCCCTCTGCAAGATCCTCTTTCTTTGCTTGCTCAAGTGATTCTTTTGTATAAACCTGACCCATCGTATCATCTACAGTAATTATTTGAGTAAACCAGCTCTTATCATCCTTAGCCATGTTATATAAAGAAAAAGCATGATTTTGACCTTTAGGAGTAAAATTAAATATCGCCCACCCATTAGCTGCCATTATCATAGGTCTTATTGTAGCCCAAGCCGTAGGTCTATGTTCTGAATATTCTGAAAATATAGCTCCTTTTATTCCTGCACCTCGCAAGTCGTCTACATTATCAGTTCCAACAATTTGATATATTGAGCCGTTATGAAACTCAATAATCATCTCTTGGTTATTTATTTTTTTTATTAACTGTCTAGGAATGTAATCTAAATATTTACGCCCTTGTAAATCTGTTTCATTCCATATTGCTTTTCTACCTTGCTTATAAAAAGGGAATACATGCCAATAAGTTCCTGGTGTATTCATTATGGCTTCCCTTACTAAAAAATTAAAACCGAATAAATCTTTTCCCGCTCTTCTATGCCAAATATATACAGCCCTTTTATAGTTCTCATTAACTAGTTTTTTCCATAAAGGTAGCTGATAATCTCTTGGTTGCCAGTTATAAGGTATTTCAATAAGCTCTTTCATTAATCTTATTTTGCGAAAGTTTTACCTGAATCAACTAATTTAATTATTGTTTGTTTTTCTTCTTGTTTATCTGTCCAATCATCTTTAAATCTACCACTCATATTTTTGATCCAAAGTGAATTATTGAACTCTTTATTCTCTAAATTTTTTCTTCCATTTCGCTCCCACCAACACTGAGATAATACCTTTCCATGCATAATGGTGTCGGAAAAGCAGGCTTTATCTTCATGCTTTAACCACTCATAAAAAGTGTCTTTGTGTATACCAATTAAAGCTGCTATTTCCATGTCACTAGCACCTTCTTTATAAAGCTCTAAAGTTTCTTTTTTCGTTGCTTCTGTCCACTTTTCTTTATAAATTGAGGGTCTTCCCTGATTTTTTGTATCTGCCATATTTTATTGTGGTCTTTATATATCTAATTTTTATATATCATTGAGCCTAGCTTGATCTTTAAGATTAAAAAGCAAATGTGATGAAAGGAGGTAATGCGATTTACAAACTCAAACTAGGCTAAAAAATACATAAAAAAACCGCCTACTGTATAATTGGCGGTCTAAAAAAAGATTACGTTATGATATTTAATGGATTCATTAGCTATGCACAATAATTCCATTGTTGGAAAAACAATACTATTATGTTTCCCACTGTCAACAATTTATTTTTTTAAATATATCTTGATTTATTTATATATTTATATATTTATATATTTATAACTTAACAAAAACAAATTATGAAAATTGATAATCAAAACTTAGACGAAAGAATACTAACAGAAATAGAAAAAGAAATTATTACCTGCGAATGCTGCGGTCGTAAATATATGTTGGTAGACATGCCAGAAAGCAGCCCTACAATATGCTTTGATTGTAGAGGTTATTTAGATATTTATCCAACCAACACAACTAATAATAATGAGGTTTATTATGGTTGAGTTAATTATTGTATTGAATGGAGAGAAGGGAGTTATTAACATAATAAAAACGAAAGGAGGTAAATAAAATGGAAAACAAATACTGTAAAAGCATCATCGATTTAAACGAACTACTATTTGATGCTGTTATAGAAAATGATTTAGAGCAAGCAAAGTTATTAATTGAACAGGGTGCAGATATTAATGCTAAAGATTGGGAAGGATCTACTCCTTTGCATGTGGTTGCATTTGGTAACAAAAATGATAAGAAACCAATAGAGTTAGAAGTTGCAAAACTATTAATAGAAAAAGGAGCTGATGTTAATGCTAAAAATGAAAATAGAGATGACCAAACTCCTTTGTGTTATGCAGCACGTCATAACAGAGTAGAACTTGCTAAATTATTAATTGAAAAAGGAGCTGATCTTAATAATGATTTGAATGCTGTAGGTTATGCTGTAGTGAATAACAACTTAGAAGTTGCAGATCTATTAATCAAAAATGGGGCAAAGATAAATGTTGTTAGCAGTTGGGACGGATCTTCTCTTTTACATATTGCAGCAGAATATAACAACTTAGAAGTTGCAAAGTTTTTAATAAAAAAAGGGTTAGATGTTAATATTATAAATTCGTATCGTTATACTCCTTTACATTGGGCTGCAGAATATAACAGCCCAGAAGTTGCAGAGCTTTTAATTAAAAAAGCTGCAGATGTTAATGCTAAAAATTTCAATGGCTTTACTCCTTTACATTCAGCTGCAAGTACTAACAGCGTAGAAGTTGCAAAACTACTAAAAAAACATGGAGGTAAATAAAATGGAAAAAGAAGATTTAAAAGAACAATTATTTCACGCTGCTAAGTGGAACAGCTTAAAAGTAGCAAAGCTATTAATCAAAAATGGAGCAAAGATAAATGTTTTTCGCAAATGGGGCGATACTCCTTTGCATTGGGCTGCTCAGTATAACAGCCTAGAAGTTGCAGAGTTATTAATAGAAAAAGGAGCAGATGTTAATCGTAAAGATAAATATGGCTTAACTCCTTTACATGTTACTGCATTTAATAACAACTTAGAAGTTGCAAAGTTATTAATAGAAAAAGGGGCTGATGTTAAGACTGAAAACCAATATGGCCATACTCCTTTACATAAGGCTGCAGAACATAACAACTTAGAAGTTGCAGAGTTATTAATAGAAAAAGGTGCAGATGTTAATGCTAAAAATAAATGGGGTGAAACTCCTTTACATAAGGCTGCATTTTTAAACCGCTTAGAAGTTGCAGAACTATTAAAAAAACATGGAGGTAAATAAAATGACAATAAAACACAAAGAACCAGATAATAAAATAATTCAAAAAACAATAGAAAGTATTACAAAGAAAAAAGATATATTAGTCACCACATCTTTGCCTCCTGATTTATATAAAGATTTTAAATGTATTGTTGTGAAAAATGATACATCAATTAAAAAGGTTCTTATTAAATTATTAGAGAGCTACATTGAAGAAAATAAATGAAGCCTCACAAAATGGATAAGATATAGATTAAAAATGAGGCTTCAAAGTATATTTATGTATTTTTTAACTTAATTGTAGAGGTTATAAATGCAAGCTAATTTTTTGGGAGAAAGAAAAGATATATCATTTACACAAGCCAAAAAATTATCACAATGCAAAATTAAGGATGGTGTTTTTAGAAATTCACAAAATACTAATTTTGAACTTGCTAGCAAATATATTGATCAAGGCAAGCAGATAAATTATTTTAAGCAAGGTGATGATGACTTAATAGGCTTTAATATAAAAGGATTAACAAATAAATTAATTGATAGCCTTAATCTAAACATAGATCAAATATGGGCGGTCGAACAATATGAGAATGATTACACTTTAACAAATATAAATAATCATACTAAAACCAACTTTGATTTTTTTTATAATAAGAGTTCTAAAGATGGTTCTAGCTCTCTTACTGATGTAAAAATAAACGCAAGTAGAAGACTGGATAAAGTCAAGACTGCCTTTGAGGGCAATAATTTACGTTTTATTATACTTAATAATTTAGTTTTAGAGAATTATTCTATAAGAGCTTTGCAGAGAAAACATAAGAAAAGATTTGCAACAATTAAAAAGTTCTTAATTGAAGCAATTGAAATGCTTACAGAAATATATAAAACTATTAAAAAAGTATAAACCTTAATTAAAATAAAGGCTCATATAATTCTCCGTTGTCATGGAGTTTTTTATAATGTAAATATTTGATTTTTGCTAAAGCTGCCAATTCTTTTTGATTGTGCCATAGGTATTCGTGCATAACATCTTCATAATGTTTCATTGCTTCTAATACATCTATCAATCTATCATCATTATTATTGTTCATCTTTCTTATCTAATAAAGTTAAATTGCTACATATAATTTCGGTTATATATTTATCATGCCCTAAACTATCTTGATATTTTCTATTATTAAGTTTTCCTTCTATAGAAAGCTTGCTACCTTTTGATATATATTTTTTTGTAATTTCTACTAAGCCTTTATTATAAATAACTATATTAAACCATTGCGTGTTTTCCTTTCTCTCTCCGTCTTTGTCTTTCCAATATTCATTTATTGCTATAGAAAAGTTAGCTACTTCATTACCATTTTGTAGCTGCCTTATCTCTGGCGTTTTACCTACATTTCCTATTAATATAACTTTATTTACTCCTTGCATAATTTACCTATTTTTTATTTTTTCATAAATATTCTTTTTAAGATCTGTTAATTGTTGCAACCCTTTTTCTAAAGATTTTATATATTTTTCATCTCTATAAACTCTTACAATCAATAGTTTTTCTTGTTCTTTAAAATTAGGATTAAAGCTCACAAAGTCGCACCATTCCCTTTCCGTACAAAAAAGATTACCTTGTACTTGTGCTTTGTAAATTGTAGGTAATTTATTTTCATATAAATATATAGTATGCGTAGTATTATTAGGGCATTTTATTTCTATAAGCCCGTTATCATCAACTAAACCATCTGGTGAGCTTCCATATTCTCCGCAAGATATAAAGCCGACTTTTTCAACTGGATTAAAACTATTTAACTCATATTCTTCTACTGCTAGGGGTTCTAAGTCATTGCCTCTTTGCATAGCTTCATTTTTATAAGTTTCTTCTTGTTCTACAGCTAACATTTCAGATGCTAATAAATAAGCATATTTTTTTAACTGATCGCTTATAGAGCCAGAGCTTGTAATAACTTTATTAAAATTACTTGCGGTAGCTTTACCTAATCTACAATTAAACCATTCCTCTGTTCCTTGCTCGCAATTAATTATCTTCATTTTCTTTTACCATTCTTTGTAATTGATTTGTAACTTTGTTATATAAAGAAGATGGCAACTCACTTATTGAATTAATCTTATAAGCAGAGCAGAACTTCTCTATGTCTTTATTTGCTTTATTTAATAGCTCAGATATAGTTTCTACTTGCTCGTAATTAATAGGCTGTTTATCTTGCATAAGTTGCTCATGGCTAACATGTCTAACTCTTAAACAGTCTATTTGCTCTTTTAGCTTTTTATCAATTATATTATCTATCCCTATTCTTATTTTCTTACCTGTGCAATCCTCCATAAAGTTTTCACCTGTAACTTTACGTATAGTTTTTGCATTTGTTTCATTACATATAAAAGGCTTTAACCATTCAAAACTCTCTTCAAATCTAATAACCCTCTTATCAGTTGTTGTATTTGTTTGGGGGTTTGTTACTGATTCCCAGTTAGCTGATTTTATAGTTAGAACTACATCTTTACTATTTGGTAAATCCCAGTGTCCTAAATAATTTTTATTAGGGCTTTGAAGCCAGTGTGTTTTATTCATTTGTTCCTCCATATTATTTATTATTTTGTTCAATATAGTTTTTAGATAATTTTGATATTTTTAATTTTGCATAATCTTCAAGGCTTTTATGAATTACCTTTATTACTTCACTAGAAATATCTAGAATTACTCGTTCTTGAGAATCTTTAAATAATTGTATATCTAATTGACCCTCATATCTATTATCACTTAATTGATATATATTTATTGATTTTATCATTTTAGTTATCATCCATAGAGTTAATAAAATTTTCATATTCTATATCATATCTTCTTTCTGGTTTTACAAAGATTAATATAATAAGTGCGATTGTAATCAAAGTTGTAATAATCATAATCTACCTGCATTTAAAAAATGTAATTCGTCTCTTTCATGTTCTAAATACTCGATATGTTGATTATATCTTTTTGCAAGCTCTGCTTCTGTTTCTACAACTTCAACTTTACCGTTGGAATATTTGAGAGTAGTTAAACAAACAAAATCATTGTCATCTTCTAAATCCATTAATGCAGCATTTAGATCTTGATATACTAATGCTTCTATTTGATCAGTGTGTCTGTCTTTATATAAGTTTATAAATTTAAGCATTTTTTACCTCAAAATAATTTATGATTTGTGGTTTCTGTTTGCTTACAACAGTTTTGATATGATGCAAAGTTTCTAAATAATTGTAAGAGTTGGTTGCATTATTTCTAATATATAATAAAGCCTCGTGATGTGTGAAGCTTTTTCTTTTCATTATATTAATTAATAGATTTTCTATAAAGTTTGTCATTTTTATTATTTGTTAAGTTATAGATTGACTATATTTGACTAAATTCAAACTGTCAACATTTTTTTAAACAAAATATTAAAATAATTTACAGAAATTAAAAATACTTCCCGTTTTGCGTGTATTTTTTTTCTTCGTGTATGATGCAACAATTTTTACGGGATTTGTCATTAAAAGCAATTTATAATGGTTTTATTTTGATTTTTTCGTTGCATTTGATCCTCATTTTACGCTGCTATATTTTTTGTATAGCATTTTATCCACCCAATAAAAGCGGCTTCTATGTTGCGAAAATCTGGCTTTTCTTTTCGGTTGAGAAAAATATTAGCAAGCTTATGAAGGCATAAGCCTTTTGCGTGTTGTCTTGCTTCCTCTCGATTTTCACTGGTAAGACCCCAAACTAGATCATTTGCCTTTTCAGAAATAAAAAAATCTCCCTCCTCCCTCTGGGGGGATATAGGGGGGTTCTTTTTTTCTTTTTCTTCTTTAGATGTTGCCACTTTGTGTGCCACTTTGTGTGCCACTTTGTGTGATGGCTCTGGTCGCAAAGTCAATATTTCCGCTGCTTCGCATGTGCCACTTTGTGTGCCACTTTGTGTGCCACTTTGTGTGCCACTTTGTGTGCCACTTTGTGTGCCACTTT